TACCGAGTTCTATTATGGAATACAAAGGAACTTGGAACGCATCTACAAACACGCCTACACTTGCAAACGGAACGGGCGACACGGGAGATGTTTACATTTGTAACGTAGCAGGAACAGTAAACTTTGGCGCAGGTGCGATAGCATTTGCGGTTGGCGATTATGTGATTTATAGCGGTACTATTTGGCAGCGTTCAAGTGGTGCGGTGGGTACTGTAACAAGTGTTGCGGTATCAAGAAGCGGAGATGCCTTAGCAATTACAGGAAGTCCTGTAACTACAAGCGGAACTATTAACATAGGCTTTGCAGGTAATAGCACTCAATATATAAACGGAGCAGGTAACTTAGTTACATTCCCTGGAGTAATTAATGAAGCACAAAACTTAATTACTGAAGTTTACAATAAAACAGGAGCGACTTTAACAAAGGGAACAGTTGTTTATATTGATGGCGGTCAAGGTAACTTGCCAACAATTACTAAGGCTTTAGCAACGGGCGATAGTACAAGCGCACAAACTTATGGCATAGTACGAAACGATATTACAAATAATAACAACGGCTATGTAGTTGTTGCAGGTCGCATAAGCGATTTAGATACTCAAGCATACACAGAAGGTACTCAACTTTATTTAAGTCCTACAACGGCAGGTACTTTTACAAGTACAAAACCTTATGCACCTCAACACTTAGTTTATGTTGGTATCGTAGTAAGGGCGCACCCGACACAAGGGGTTGTAGAAGTTAAAATACAAAACGGATATGAGTTAGACGAACTTCACAACGTAGCTGCTCAAACACCTTCTAACAATGATGGGTTATTTTGGGAAGCATCAACAAGCCTTTGGAAAAATAAAAGCATATCTACAATCATAGGCGGTAGTCCTGTTTATGGTTCAGGTACTACAAACTATATAACAAAATGGAGTGCTACAAGCGGAGAATTAATTAATAGCAGCTTAGTAGACATTGGGGGAACTATATACAATGCACTTACAAATGCAGGGCAATTTGCTTGGCAGTTTAATGGAGACACAACAACAGGTCAATCTTACGGCGCTTTAATTAACGCAGGTACTAATGCAAGTGATATTGCTTTGCGTATTCAAAATGCAAGTTCTACAAGTGTTTACTTTTATGTGTGGGGAGATGGAAAGGTGCAGATTAACAACATACCTAACGCTACTACCGATACGGATAAGTTTTTAGTAAGCGATAGCGGTGTTATTAAATATAGAACGGGTGCGGAGTTATTAAGCGACATCGGTGGTGCAAGTGCATCGGGTTACGTTCCATACACTGGCGCAACTGCTAACCTTAATTTAGGTACTAATGATTTATTGAGTAGAAGTGTTTATATAGAAGGTGCAACATCTTTCCAAGCAGGGCTTTTAATGAAGCAGTATAGCGTATACAATTTTGTTACTGGTGCTTATACGCAGATAGCACCAAGTACTGCAACTGAGTTAAACATAGTACACAACCAAGCAAACACAACAAGACGTAGATATGCGTTAAGTGTAGCAGCTTTACAAGACGGAGATAGCTTCCAATATTTAGTACCAAGAAAAGATGGCACGTTTGCTATGACTTCGGACATACCTTCTTTAACGGGTTATGTTCAAGGCTCAGGTACTACTAACTACCTACCTAAGTTTACAGGTGCAAGTACAATAGGGAATAGTCAAATATTTGATAATGGAACTAGTGTAGGTATAGGAACTGCAAGTCCAAATGGTAAATTAACATTATCTTATTCTTCTTCTCTTGTCGATGGTTTAATTTTTATTAATACCGCTTCAGGTGGTAGACAATGGAGAATTGGAGATGGTTCAGGAGCAAGTGCAGGAAGTTTTGGATTTTATGATGCAACTGCTGCCGCTACAAGATTAACTCTTGACGCTTCAGGCAATTTAGGATTAGGAGTTACACCGAGTGCGTGGGGAAGTGCTTTAAGAGTAATTCAAGGTCCAAATTCTGATTTTGTTTTTACAGGAAGATACCCGTATATTTTAAGTAATGGATTTTTTGATACTTCTTGGAAGTATGTAAATAGTGAAGGTGCTTCATTTTATGTTCAAGCAGCAGGGCAACACCAATGGTTTAACGCCCCTTCAGGAACGGCAGGTAACGCTATATCCTTTACCCAAGCAATGACGTTAAACGCTTCAGGTAATTTATCTTTGGGAAATACTAATGATACATATAAGTTAGATGTAACGGGTACAGGAAGGTTTAGTGGGAATTCAACACTACTTACATTAAGGTCAGACGCAGGAACAAAAGCAGTTTTTGAAACAACAAGAACTTTTGGGGTTAATCGTAACTTTCAAATTGCGGTTGATGAATATGCGGAAGGACAATTTACAATAACCCCAAGTACAACACAAGGCGGTTCGGGTTATACAACTCCTATTTTTAAATTAGCAGCATCAGGAGCAGCTACATTCTCAAGTAGTGTAACGGCAACAACAGGTTTAACTGTTGGAAGCTTAGGTTCTGGGAGTGATGCTATTATTACTTTAGCAACTAACGCAAGTGGAAGTCCAAGAACTATTTATTACAAGGCATCAACTGCTACTATTAATTTTACGGGTACTGGCGGAACTGATTTAATGACGCTAACCAATGGCGGAAATTTGGGTATAGGTACTACATCGCCAAGCGCTAGACTGAATATTGCAGGTGGGGATTTCCGTCTTAATGGGGTTAATGCAAATAGTAGATTTATAGTATATGAAAATTACAGTAATAGTGCGGTAGGTGTATCACTATTTAATAACAGTGGAACAGAGGTGATTTCTTTAAATGGAAACGCTGGAAATATAAACTGCACTGGAAGTATTACAACAGGCGCACCAACAAACGGAACTGCACAACCTTGGAAATTAGGAGATGCACGTTCAGGGGGTATATCAACAGATAGCTACATAATAGTATCAGTAAACGGAGTAACATATTCAATACCGGCATTAAACGGTTTACCTTAAAATTAAATAGAAATGCAAACAAAATGGATTATTAGACAATTAGACACCGCACCGAGCGAAGATGGTTTAACCGATGTAGTTAAAACAGTACATTGGAGATACGAAGGTAAAGACGGAGAATACACCGCAGAAGTTTACGGAGCAATGGCTTGTGCTACACCTTCGGAAACTGACTTTACTGCTTACGAAGATTTAACTTACGAGCAAGTATGCGAGTGGTTAGAAGCAGGTCTTAACGTAGAAGCTATGGACTTAAACTTAGCTACACAGATTGAGAACCTTAAAAACCCACCAATCGTAAATTTACCTTTGCCGTTTAGCAATCCACAATTATCTTTACAAACAAAAACAAACTATGAAGAACAAACAACTGCTCCAATTAGTGAGCAACCTTAACGCAGTTATCGGTAGCCAAGAAACTAAGACACAAAAGAAACTTGTAAAAATTTACGAGAAGGTTAAACAACATCACGAGGACTACCAAGCCGAAGTTGAAATCTTGCGTTTAGATAATGCGCAGACAGACGATAAGGATTGCTTGTTACTTGATGAAAAAGGGAATTACAAGTTCTCAAAAGAAGGCATCAAGAAGCTAACTAAAGATATTGAAGCCTTAAATGATAAAGAATTTGATTTTCAAATAATTAACGTAGTTAATCCAGAAGGCTTAGAGAATTTTACATTCTTACAAGATTGGGTTACTGGCGTAGAATTTAACAAACAAGAAGAAGAAGAACTATAATGGCAAATAACCACCAAGCAGACCAATCAACAATCGTATCTTTAGTTAGTGCTACAATTAGCATTACAAATATTCAACCGCTATTCACATTGATTGCAAGTTTGGTGGCTATCGTTTCAGGTCTTATGGCTATTCGATACTATTACAAAATGACCAAAAAGCTTAAATGAGATTAATACTTTTAGCCTTATTACTTACTTCTTGCGCTTCGGTTAAGAAGTTCGAAAAGCGTTACGATAGCACGGGGACAACTAAGATTGACTCCGTGCATCTTACTTTTTATGATAGCGTAACTAAGATTATAGAAAAGGAGCAAATATTTACAAAAGAGGTTACTATCTATGACACAATCCGTGTAACAAAGGATAGCATTATAGTCGTTCCGAAAATCGTAACTAAGTGGGTATACCAGACAAAAGACAAGCAGACCGACAATAGCTTAGTTAAAAAAGATACAATAGCGTTTAATCGCACAGAAACACGCCAAATTTCGATTGTAGATAAAAACAAGGTAAGTACTGCCAATAACTTTTGGAAGGCTCTAATCGGTCTAATAATAGCGATTGTGTTAATTTTAGCATATTGGAATAGATTATGGAAGTAAACAAAGCAGGTAGAGATTTAATAAAGCAGTTCGAAGGCTGCAAGTTAAAGGCGTACAAATGCCCTGCGGGTTTATGGACAATATCGTGGGGTTTAACTTTTTACCCTGACGGAACGAAAGTAAAAGAGGGCGATGTTATTACGCAGCAACAGGCAGAAGATTACTTTAACGCAATAGTCGATGACTTTGCAAAAGGCGTAGATGTACTTGTAAAATCAAATGTAACGGCAAACAATTTTTCTGCGATTGTTTCGTTTGCTTTTAATGTAGGTATGGGGAATTTTAGGAGAAGCACTTTACTAAGAAAGGTAAACGCAAACCCTAAAGACCCAAGCATTAGGGCAGAATTTATGAAGTGGACAAGAGCCAACAATGTGGTGCTTAAAGGGTTAGTGAGGCGGAGAGAGGCTGAAGCTAAACTATATGAGCAACTTTAGAACTATATTAGTAAATTTATTATCAGACGAAAGCAACAGTATTAGCCACAAAAGAGTGGTGGCTATGCTTGGCAGCGTTTGTCTTTTTATTTCTTTGTTCTTAAACATAATCTTAAAAATTAACCCAAGCGATAAGTTGGTAGATGCGGTATTGTATCTTACGCTTTTTGCTATGGGTTACACCACAATAGATAAATTCAGCAAAAAATAAATAATGCTAAAATCAAAACGCAAACGCCTATTCTTTGACATTGAAACCTCGCCCAACGTCGGCTTTTTCTGGAGTGCCGGATATAAGCTTAATGTAACTGCCGATAGCATTATTAAAGAACGTGCTATCATTTGTATATGCTATAAGTGGGAAGACGAAAAAGAAGTTTACTATTTACAATGGGATAGCAAACAGAACGATAAAAAGATGCTACAAAGTTTTATCGAAGTAGCAAACACGGCTTCGGAATTAGTAGGGCATAATGGCGACAAGTTTGACTTAGCGTGGATAAGAACACGCTGCTTGTTTCACGGGATTGAGATGTTTCCTAAATACGTTACAATCGACACGCTAAAGGTAGCACGTCAAAAGTTTAGATTTAATAGTAACAAACTTAATTACATAGCTGACTATTTAGGCATTGGCACTAAGATAAAAACAGAATATAGTTTATGGAAGGACATTGTTCTGCATAAGGACAAAGTGGCTATGGCTAAAATGATTAAGTATTGTCAAAAAGATGTTGTGTTATTAGAGCAGGTATTCAACGCACTTAAAAATCACATTGAACCTAAAACACATTACGGAGTTATATTCGGACAAGATAGAGGCTCTTGCCCTGAATGTGGAAGCGATGACTTGATTATTTCACTTCGTAGAACAACCGCAACTGGTGTAAAGAAAATAC